GGGGGCTACTGGGGCACATGGGTCTAAATCAAATTCACCCAATGCGTCTATAATTTCTTTCGGTGTGTACCATTCATCGGTACTATTAGCCGATTTTTCAAAAGTTGTATTCATTTCTTCCCTGTTTTGAGCGTTATTTATTTCTCTTTTAACGAAACATTTCTATTACCACTTTATTTTCCGAGTTTCCATCATCAATATGTACATCAGTAAAATCAATGACAGAAAAATCATATAGATCAGGAACGTATTCAGTTTGATAATCTCCCGTATTCATTACGATATTTATTTCAGCATCCTTATTGACAACTAACATTAGTTCGTCAATCATGTCTTGGACAGTAATTATTCTTTTCATCATTGTTTATATGGGTTTTACAAAGCCGCCCAAGGCTCATATTTATATCAATTTTAATGCTTCCTGTAAACCAGCTTCAAGTGCGTCTTCGTAGACATCCCATTTACCACCATCATTAGGTCCTTCATAAACAGAACTGGTTATATGAGTTCCATTGTCAGCTTTAGATATTTCGTATCCATAGCCACAAGCACAGTTATATACACATATATGAATATTTTTGGTTTCACGTAACCACTTCTGGGCAACGGATTGAGTAGGGCAAGAATAAAATGATTTAGGTAAATCCTTACTAGTTCTAAATATGGTTTCCATCATTATACCCTTATGATTAATAATATCTTTGCAATACTCATTAAATCCTTTCTCTTTCAACAGTTTAGCTGTTCCTAATGTTACAAGTTCTTCGGTCATAACTATTCTCCTTTCAATTTCTTTATTAGCGCATCAGTGAAACCAAGGCTCCATTCTGCTTTCATATTTAATCGAAATACATTACTTTCTTACCTATACATACCTTGAACCTTGAAAGAGATTCACTATATTGTGTAATATTATTGGGATTATATTTGTTAACAAAACATCCAGTACGTTTATGGTATCTGACACAAGCATTTTCAGGAGATTTAGCCAATATTTCTTTCTCATCGCTAAAACTAAAAAGTAAATTATCTCTGTATGATACCTTATACCACTTTACTTGGCTTCTTATCTTTTTAAAATACTTTGCTTTCATTGTTCCTCTTTTGTTTTAAAATGTTCAATCAATTCGTTTACAGTAGCCTTGTGATAACGTCCTGAAATAATGGTTGCATTATCCCAATTTTCATCCCAAAAGAACATAATGCCTTTGGGCTCTGTGAAATAATGATCGTTACCAATAGAATCGCTATAAGAAACGCTAAGAATGGAATCTGCTATAAACCACTGCATGTAGTTACTATCATCCCTCAATGCAGCGATAGCTAGGAAAAGTTCTTCATTCGTTCCGCAATCAATAAATTTCCCACATAAAGCACTATGTTTGTTAAAAGGTATGTCAAAAGAATCCGCAATCACATAATTAGGAGTATCAAATCCTTTCATTGGATATTGATAAGCCCATATTATACTACAATTATTTGTCCATTGAGGAGAGTTGTTGAAATACCCCAACTCTTTCAGCCCTCTCCGAAGTTCCTGTGTATTTTTGCGTATAAAACACGGTGTTGTAAATCCCATAATTATTCCTCCTTATCTATCTTAATATCAGTTACTTTTCCACGATTGACAAAGCACTGGTCCATGTTTGGGTTTTCATAAGCTATATCGCAAATGATTTCTGAACTATCATCACACTCATTTTGTAATGAGCACTCATCACATATTCCAACACACAATTCATGCAGCACCCCGTCTATTATTATTCCGTTCTTTACTTCCATACCGTTCATTCATTAGAAGTTACACCCAAACACAATACTTTGTCAGAAACGCCTATATCGTCAAACTCCAAAGTTAAATACTCTGTATCGTAAGGATAAGGGTATCTGCAATTTTTCAATTCTTCATCCGTCAATTTGCGTCTGACACGCATCTCGATTTCAAAATCATCGGGAAGGTTCTCTATGATTTTTCTAAGTTGTCCTACGTTCTTTATTTCCATAATCAATCTCCTTTCTCTTTAATTCGTTCAAGTACATCCTTGTTGGCTTCTAGTATATCGTCGAAAGACGGGATGGGCATCCATGCAACAACATCATCTATAACCTCATCATAATAGCCTCCATTACTTTTCATCCATTTGTTTTTAGATGAAAAATACGCTTTGAATATATCACCATTCGCAACCATTACAATACAATCATCTGATGTGTCACAACCAGCCTTGTCCTTAACGCTTATCCAAGGAGATTGCTTTGACTGCCACTCTGCACCACATTGAAAATCGTCCATACTATCGGCATGACGTGAAACGTAGGTATCCGCGTCAACTTCTTTCATAACGTCTTTTCTGAACTTCGTTTTATTAGTAGCATAATCGTATGCCGCTTCTTCTACTGTCTGTTTCATATCTCTCCTTTCCACCTATCCTAGAAGCATATACATTACTGCTAGGAATAGATAATAAATTGTTGTTTTACTCATTCCTTTCTCGTTATACGTTAATTTCTAATTTACCCCTATATTTGTTATATGGGCTTTCTACATAAAATTCCCACTCACCAGTAAATCGTAGCCGAAAGACTTGTTTTGCAAGTTCAATGACATCTTCTATTGTTTCAAAACAGTTAGTCAAATCACCTTCATTGTAGTAATCTCCCCATCGTTCCGGGTTTTTGTCTATTTCTTCCTTAGTAAGCGGACGTTTAAGCACAAGTTCATAGATATAATGTGCCAATGGGATATTGTTGTCAAATATCATTTTACTATGTCCTGGCTCTCCGTCACATTCCATATTTACACCTTGAATCTTTATCCTTCCGTAATAATGTACAGCGTTGGAAGAAATGCCTCTGAACGTTGTAATTTCAAGCGTAGCGCGCCTTTTGGGATTACCTTTGGTGTACCCCCAAGACCTTACGGCATGAAGTTTATCATTGGAAAGTATAATATCAAGACCGCATTTATCTGTAAATACATCGGGATAAACATATTGTTCCCCTTGACTTTGTTTTACTATCTGCTCTAATGTCATATTTCCTCCTTTATGTTCCCTTTTAAATTAAATGCAATTGATTCGATATGTGTATTCATCAATCATATCATTACCGATAATCTCAGGTAGTTCAAAAAATCTTGTAGCTGGGCAAACATGGGCTTCAATCTCTATGCAAAGACCGTCACCCGGTATATAGGCACAACCTACGTTATCGTTCCAATTTATATGCTTTTGGGCTTCTTTAGCTACTTTATCGCAAGCTAATAAGTATTCAGAATATTTACTGTTTGCTCTTTCTATTTTTTTGAATATTATATCGTTCATTTCTATTCTATTTTGAATTAATTCCGTTTTATCTTCATAAATTTACTTGCGTTCTCTTTTCAGTTAATATACTTTTCCTTTTATCTATCAACCGCAAATGCTTGTAATTAATAGAACCTTTGTTCACTTTTATTCCATCCAACTTCCTAATATCAAAGAAACCTCTATCTCTTCTTCCAAATATGTAATACAAATCCTTTTGGTATTCAACCAAATCAAACAATCTGAATCCCTTTACTAAGAACGGTGCTTGATTGAGTTTCTTTCTGCCACCTTTCAAGAAATTAGCTTTGTGTATTTGCCTGTTTTGGCATCTTACTTTCTTCTGATAGAAATAATAACCTAAAGGTTTAGCCACAGGATTACCACTGATACACCTTGCATCAACATAATGATCTTTAGGGAGATTATTAGTGATACGGGTATTCTTCGTGATATAACCAAAAGTCATACTTACATTAGGATATATGTTCTTTAGTCTATCATAGAAGCTCCATCGCATAATCCCCATAAAGGCGGCATCTCTAAATGACTTTCCACGCTTTACATTTAATTCAAACTCACCTCTATGATATGCCTTATGACAAGTTTCGCAAAGGGTAATCAAGTTTTTCGGGCTATCACCTCCAGTCTTTCTGCTCTCTATGTGATGCACATTCAAGACTTTATCTTTACTTTTACCCTTACAATGTTGGCAAATATGATTATCTCTAAATAACACATATTCACGCACATTGAAGAAATCAAGCTGTTCTCCTTGCTGGTATTCACTGCCATATATACTTGGATT